TTTGGTCATCACCTAAGTTAGACAAAGAGATAAGAGCAGAACGTCTGACACCACCAACAACTACAACTTCACCAATCTTACACATTAAGTCGTGACATTCAATAGGAAACAATCGTCTGCCTTTAGCACCCTTAAACTTCTGAATACAAAAGTGAAACAACTCTATAAGAGGTGCAGGTCCTGATGCTCTACCACCAAATGTTTTTAATCTAGCACCTGCTGGTCTTACTTCTGATGTATCCCACTTTGGTATTTGACCAACATATAACATAGCAATAAGTTCTCTTAATGACTTTGCCCATCCGGGTCTGCTGTCTGCAACTTTTATGATAGTAGTGCTGTCTTCAAAGTGCTCGTTGACTATAGGTAACTTATCTACATTCTCACGTTCAACAGAGAAGCCAACACCAGTGCCACACATAAGTATATACATACATTCATCAAATGAACGTGGACTATCTACTGGTATGTAGCTACAATTATAGCCACCAACGTGGCATCTGTCTAGAGCAGGTCCTGAAGTCATCAAGGCTCTCATGCTAGGCATAACACCTAATGACATTATCTGCTCTGTTAGTTTACCCTTGAGTGCTTTAGTAACAGTGTAACCATGATTATTCTCTAGATGAGATTGCATATAATCAAAGTATCTGTCAACAGTTTCACCCCAATTCTCTCTTCTTTGTTCTTCATCTTTCCATCTTGCATAGCGAGAGAGTGCTATGAAGTTTTGGTAATCTGTGGGTAGGTAATTTCTCAACATTTATTTCTCCTCTGTAATTGTTTTTAAGCTTTTAATTTTTAAACCTTCTACATCATATATCATATCTTTAATATACTCTTCTATTTCTTCTCCTACTTTTCCATCTGCAGGTATGGGATATTCTTCTTTATCTACAGCTAGAGTTATGAGCAGTTTAACTTTTATCATCATAGACCTCAATGAGTTTATTTAAATACCACTGTGCTTTTTTGAGGTCTTCTACACCATTCTTGTATCTAAATCTCCATAAGTATTTGACTATGTTACCTTGTAGGTAATAATCAAAACCATCTACTAACATAGCCTCTAGAGCATCTATAGTCTCTATACCTGCTTTATTATAATGAAGAGGACTATTAACCATATCTGTAGAGGAGTCTTGTTTATTGACACCACTTAAATATTTAACTTGATCCTCTTCTGATTTGTTTCTTAGCTTCTCTGCCATCATTTTCATAAACTCCATATGTCTCATTGTTACTTCTTACTATTAAAATTTAAGGTTATAACATTACCATCAATAACTGTTGACACCTTAGACTTAGCTTTACTTTTAGTTTCTTCATCATCTCCATACACAAAATCTTCTAACCTAACTACTAGAGTAGGGTCTTTCTCCATTAAGGCTACCGTAGAGGCAACTAGTTGACAGAGATGCATCAAACTACTTTTGCTTTCATCATCTAGCTTGGATTCATTTGATGCTATAATATTAAGCTCTACTTCTCCATTCCAATAACTGCCTTCACTCTTAGGTACAAATTCTATAAAACATGAATTTGGGTTTCTGTTGTCTATCATAATATTATCTCCTTACCTTTGTACCTGAAAACTTAATGAATTTCAAGTGTTTATTTTTACCTTTTTCTTTTAACCAATCTTCTGGTATTATTCTGTCATAGTATCTAAAATCCATACTTTATACACCACTGTGCATAGTTAGACTTAGCTCCTTTACTAAGCTTGTTTTTACTATTTGTAAAGACAAATCTAATATCTAGTTTAGGATGTTGCTTTTTTATACAGAGATGTTTCTTTCTGTCTGCTGCTAAGAACCTTCCTTTAGTTTCTATTATTATACCATTCTTTAATATAAAGTCTGGGGTATAGGTACGGTAGGTTAAGTCTTCCCACTCTATCTTCATACTTTCATATTCATATAAGTAATTTAGTTTATCTAAAAATATAGATAGCTTGTGTTCTAAACCACTCCTATACCCATTCTTTATAGCATCCCTTCTTATTTGATGAGGAGACATTAGCTATTTAACTCTATGTAAGAAACAATGTTAGGTATTTTAGCTTTAGACATAACGGCTGGTTTATCAGTTAAATCCCAACAATCATATCTATAGTCGCAGAATCTACAGTTTTTATTAAGTACTGTATTACCTGTTTCTTTACCTCTAAATGTTTCAATCTCAGGCTCAAAGCATCTCTCAAACTTATTCTCTTTTACTGTAGCAGATGTTCTCTCAATCTTAGCTATCTCTTCATCTAAGTTAAGTCCACTTGCAGGTACATATTTAAAGTGACCATTGGCTTTGTTTACAACCCACCAACCACCTACTTTCTTGCCTGAAGCTTTTGCATAACCAGCAAGTTGTCCTACATACCCAAAACCATCTCCATCTTTTACAGTATCAAAAGACTCAAACTTATTTTTGTAAGACCAATCAGATGCTGACTTAACATCATCAACTGCTCCATCTATAACTAAGTCATATGAACCTAAGACATCTGTATCTTTTAGTTTAAGAACTACATTATCAGAATCCTCATACTCAACTTTAGCACCTCTGAGTAAACCCTTGAAGACTGCTTCAACTATATCTCCTAACATCATGTTCATCATAAAGTTATTTGATTTAGGTAAAGCAGTTTCAGGTTTATTCTTCTCATACCAAAGCTGACATGTAGGTCTGCCTACATTAGACATACGTAATCTAAAGTCTCCTCTTTTAGTTTTCCCACCAAACTGACGTTGCAATGAATCTTTTACATCATCTGCTACTTGATTAATAACTTCATCTGACATAGTGGATTTACCATTGACTGCATCTGTCATGTATTGATGCAACTTCAGTTCAGCGAGATGATTCATCAGTTACTACCTTCTATATCAATAAAGGACTCAACTGTTTCCATCTCTTCTTTAGACACAGGATTCTGTCTTGACTCTACCTTTTCTTCCCACTCTTTACAGATGTAGTCATTGAAGTTCTTTATCCAATCAACAAAGTCTCCAAATAGCTTTTGGTCTTCCTCTGTAACATCAAAGGATTCACCAAAGTCTACCTCTGCAATAGGAGTATAGAAGCTACTTCCATTAGGTAGTTCATTTGCTTTAGTACCATTGAGATGTATCAAGTGCTGTATAGGCAATCTAGATTTCTTAACATAAGCATTGAACTGTTCACCCAATGTTTTGAAAGCATCTTTATTATCTATCTCCCAAATAAAAGGAACATCTCCTAGTAACACAGATTCACCTTTTTCATTTGTAGGTTCATCTAATGTAACCACACCAAAGATAACACGCACACGTTTAATCTGTCTGATTAAGTCTTGCATGTCTGGTGCTAAAGCTTTGAAGTCCTCTATGTAACCAGATGGTTTGCCACAGTTAAATCTACCAGTGTTATCTTTCAAATCTGTATTTAGATTATCAGACATAATGGTTCTGTGAAACATACCTTTAGGTTCACCAGCTTTTGCACTAAGGTTTGCAATGTATCGTCTTAACATAAACCTCTGCATAAATGGGCGAATACTAATATTCTTAGCATAGTAATATGTAGAGCCTGACTCTTCAATTACTTCTAATCTATATGCTCCACCCTCAATGACTTCAACATTAGCCATCTTACCATTTACTTCAGCTTGACCCATCATGGGTGTATGCCATATCCTTAGTCTGTTTAAGTTACCAGACTTCTTTGGCTTTGCAGAAACCTCTGTAGCTATTCCCATAGCTTTAGCTAAATCTGCATAGCTATCTGTATTTATATTTATTAAATCATTCATCTATTTTTTTCTCCTTTCAATGAGTGCCTAGTTATATCATGCCACATCTTTAGTGTCAAGCCAATTACTACCTATTTTTGCCTCTAATAATAAAGGCACGTTGAACGTAATTTTAAACTCACTTTCTATAAGTTGTATCATATTAGTGTTAGTTAGTTTTATTATATATAACACTTGCTTTTCTTCCGTTGGGTGTACATCAATCACTATTGAATCGTGTACACTGTTAACCACACAAGACTGTAAAGTCTCTAATTGTTTTTCTATATACATAAGTATCAAAGGTACTATATCAGCAGTAGCAAATGATTGCACAGGATAATTCTTTATCTGTGTAAAGTTAGATATCTTACCAGACATAAGTCTCTGAACATCCGGGAAAGCAAACTGCCTACCTGATGGTGTAGTTATCTTACCTGTAGCTAGAGCTTCTTTAGCCAATCTGGTGTGCCATGATTTGATTCCTTTGTACTTTTCTGTGAAGTGCTCGTAGTATGATGCTTCTGCTTTACTCCTACCAAACCCAGTCGCACCATATAACGGTGCAAACGTGTGTGCTTTAGCCTCTTGCCTAGTCGTTGGTTGACCAGCATCACTGATAACTTTAGACGTATACGCATGTACATCAAATCCAGTTGCCACTTCCTCAATAGCGACTTTATCTTGTGATAAATATGCCGCAGCTCTAAACTCAAGTTGTGCAAAATCTGCCTCCAATATCTTTCCATTATCCCAACGTGACACAAACACTTTCTTAACAGGGAACGTACCACCTCTAGGCATGTTCTGCATGTTAGGGTCTGCACCACTAAATCTACCTGTAGATGTTCTGTGTTGTAGTAGTCTTACATGTAACTTACCATCAGGCTTTACGTAAGTCTTAATGCCTTGCACAAAGGATGACAAGTAAGTATCTAGTGCAGACAATCTCTGTAAGTCTGATAAGAAACTCATTGCCTCTGTCATGTTCATCTTCTTAGCAGAATCATGTAACACATCAAGAAACTTTTTATTAACACTAAAGCCATTAGCACTTACCCATTTAGCTGATGGAGCAGAGAACTTTAATCCTGCTATCTTAGTGCTATTAGTAAAAGTGTAGCCACTGCCAATGCAAGTATGACACTTGGGTTGTTTAACATAAGGGTTTCCATCTTTTCTTACCTTTCTCATAAAGCCTGATCCATAACAGTCTTTGCATTTTACAGCTATAGTTCTGTATATGATATCAGATGTTTCATTTACCACTTGTTTATAATTAGATGTCTTCATGTATGAATCAAAGTTATGTGTCCATATAGTTTTATCTCTAGGCTTTCTACTATAAATAACCCAAGACATTTGCTCTGGACTATTTAAATTAATAGGTGTGTCACCCATCAACTGCTTGACTTGCACTTGCAGACGTTTCTCTATCTGCTGTTTCTCAGATTCAAATTCAACTCTAACTTCTTCTAGCTTATCTAAATCAACTGCAAAACCTTTCTGATATATTCTAGCTAAAGTTAATGCCACTTTGTTAGTTAGTATTACTGTGTCCATCAACTCACTATACTCTACGTTATTTAGTTTCTTATATATCTCATCTGACAACTGCTGTGTAGCATGTAAGTCTGCTGACAAGTATTCAGACAATTCATCAGGTGGTATATCAGCAACAGAGAAACCTTTCTTAAAGTATTCTTTTAGTGTGTCTTGTTTCTGTGTAGCTAACTCATATCTTTCTGCACATGCCTCAAGTGACAATGCTTTCTTGACACCTCGTTGCAGTACATATTCTCCAAGCATAGTATCAAAGACAGGACCTGTGTATTCCAATCCACATTCCCATATCCACATCAAGTCGTGTACTATGTTATGCCCAATAAGTATTGTGCAATCATTTAGCAACTCTTGTATCTTAGTGTGTGCATCTGTGTCTGTTGACATTCTGAATAGATACTCTTCATTTTTGTCTGTCAAACACCCTACCATTATCAACTCATTCTCTGTTTCAAATGGGTCTAG